CTTGTAGAGGCTATTCTCTGTCTCCGTGCTTACTGTGAGGAGGTTTATAAGGATGGTATTATACCTCCCGGTCTCAAGATGTGTATTGACAAACTGGGAGACAAGCAGAAGTTAGTTGAGGAGGAGATAAGGTTCATCGCACCCCCTCTATGATTTGCGGAATGGCTTACACCCGCTTACACCGGTAAAATGCGTTTATTTACACCGATTAAAGTCCCGGCACTAAGTATAAGAAGAAGGATGTCCAACGAGTTTATGTTGAACCTCCACAAACGCCTCTGCGAGAAGACCTACGGAGAACCCCCTCGTAATCTAAGCGAGACTACGGCGAGTGCTTACATTAAGACGATGACTATCCTTAATGAGAAGAAGCCCTTCAAGAACCTATCGTTCCTCAAGAAGACTGAGGAAGTTATGAAGAAGTTGGCTACATACGCTGACTCCACTCAGAAGACGCTTCTCGCCTCCATTACCTCCGTTCTGTCTCTGGAAAAGGATAAGGGCGGATACAAGAAGGCCTACAAGTTCTATCACGATAAGATGATGGATAAGGCTAAGACTGCTAAGGTAGAAGGAGGAAGCACAGTAGCAAACGAAAAGCAGACTGAGAACTGGCTTACTTGGGAGGAAGTCCTCAAGAAACTCACAGAACTCAAGGAGAAAGTCAATGGCTTTGCTGGGGAGAAAAGACTGACGGAGGTTCATTATGATACTCTACTCTCGTATATTATTTTGAGCCTATATACCGGAGTTCCTCCTCGTCGCAACCAAGATTACCTCAGTATGGTTGTAGCCAATGCTAAGAAGAACTTCCCCGAGGATAAGGAGAATAACTACCTTATGCTTACTAAGAAAGTGCCTACTGAGTTTGTATTCAACAAATACAAGACCGCCAAGACATACGGCCGTCAGTCAGTCCCTATACCCAAGGAACTCGCAGATGCTCTGACTATCTACCTCAAGAGAGTCCCTAAGAACTCTACAAGCCTTCTTATCGCTTATGACGGCACTCCGCTCACACAAGCCAACGCAATCACTCGTATCCTTAACAAGACCTTTGGTAAGAAGATAGGGAGTAGTATGCTACGCCATATTTACTTATCATCCAAATACGATATTGATGAGATGACTACTGACGCTACTCAGATGGGACATTCACTGGAGGAGCAGAAGCAGTATATGAAGTCGCCATTGCCTCAATCGTCTCCTTCTGATACTCCCCCCCAAGTGTTGCCTCAATCGTCTTCTGTAGTGTAATCACCGCATCCATCGTGAGGTGATAGAACTCTCCATTCATCTTGGAGAACTTCCACAGTTTGTCGTTGATGACCTTCTTGTAGGCCTCACGGACTTCTCCAGTAGAACGCTCAAAGGCACACACCAGCCCTTGAACCTCCGCCCTTGCTCCATTGACACGCAGACGATAGTTGTCAATGTCAGAGTTCATTAACTTCTCCATTTATACTATAAACCGGGAAGTTAGTAGGGAAAATAATACGCACTACTTGAAAGAAACTACAATAGGGGCTTCCGGAGTAGCCTTTATAATCTTGAACTCGTGCGGAGGCTTCTCCTTCTTGACTCTCGGCTTCTTAACCTTGACCTTTACTTCTTCTGGAGGATTAGGCATCTACTGTTGTATCGGGAGTTGGATTAGACGACTTTAACGCAATCGCCAACTTACCCCAACAAGTATCCAAGAAACTCTCTGGTAGGTCGCCAATCACTGGATTTACACATCCTCGTAGAAACTCCTTGAAGGCACTACAAATGCCGGGGTCTTCCAACCAACCATCTATCTTTGTCTTCATACGCCTTACCTTGGAGTTGTGGATATACCGCTCCTTCTTCTCTCGTAGTGCCGTCTGATAAGCCTCCACCTCCTCTGGATGCTCTATTAGATACTGACGGGTCTGTTCCGCTCGGGTCTTTGCCCTCTCACGCATTGCGGAGCAACGAGCATCACGAACTTTCGCATAATACTTCTGATTAGCCTTGCGTTGAGCATCAGTTGTCATCTATATATGATACACAGAGTTTCTTTAGGCCTATCAGATGTTGTTGAGTTTCCAACTAAACAAGGAGGGTGGTTCGTAATATGGATTAGGACAATACCTATATCTGTATATCTCGTTTCCAATCTTAGCACCAATATAGTAGCCTACTCCAATACCTATTATCTGGAGCATTTTGTTTCTACTATATAGATGGATTACACAATAGTCATACCTACGCATAATCGGGTTGATGTCATCCAGAAGAAGACACTACCTCTTTTGAAGAGACTTCGCATACCTCCTTCCAAGATTACTCTCGTCGTATCCGGGGCTGAGCAAAAGAAACTGTATGAGGCAGTCCCTAAGGAACTCTACGGACAACTTCTATCCGTTGGAGGACACGGTATAGGTGAGGCTAAGAATGCTATTACAAAACACTATCCGGCCGGTAAGAAGTTAGTCTATGTTGAAGATGACCTTAATAACCTTATGAAGTTAAGCGGGGACGGCAATAAACTTGTCCCACTCACAGACCTTGAAGCCGTCATCAAGGAGGGGTTCAGCCTTTGTTCCAGTCATAAAACTATCCTCTGGGGGATATACGCCGTCCCTAACGCCTTCTTTATGAAAAAGGAAACTACATTTGACCTTAAGTTCATTATAGGCACTTGCTATGGCCTCATAAATGACAAGAAGATACATCTCAAGACTAATGTTAAGGAAGATTATGAGTTGTCCCTTGAAGTATTCAAACGCTTCGGAGCAATCGTCCGCTTCAATAACATCGTAGCAAGAAGGAAGGCTTATCCAGACTTTGGCTCGGGAGGATTAGATGATTTGGCCGAGCGTAAGCGACGCACTGAGGTTGCCGTAGATTATCTACTGAAGACATATCCAACCTTCATACACGAGTCCAAAAAAACAAAACTCGGACTAAGGGAGATACAGATGAATAGAGGGGCGGTGTCAGAGGGTGTAAGCGAAACCGTAAAAGGTTCTGGAAAGCCTCCAGAGGTAGATATATCCGAAGAAGACCGGAACGATGCCTCCATTAAGACACTACCAATCCGTAATAGAGCAAAATATAATGCTACTAAAAAACATCTATTAGAGGTTCTCAAGTCTCAAATCACCGTATCTAAAATCCCTAAACCAGACGAAAGGTCATCCACAAACAGAGGCAACATCATTGGAACTATTGGACGCACTATGACCTTTGGCTTTGGCGATAATAGACACGGATGGAACTTCTATGCTACTAACAAGAAGCATCCAGAAGTATTCAAGGCTCTCATAGAGTTCGGTAATCAGATAGTCCCTAAGGGTTGGGAATATCAAGGGATTACTCTCAATCACGGTGTCAAAGCAAAGAAACATACAGACTCTAAGAATGTAGGGGCTTCCGTCATTATAGGTATAGGAGACTTTACTGGTGGAGAGATACGAGTATGGAACAAGGATGATGCTAATCCTCAAGACAAGAACCTACACGATAAACCCGTTATGTTTAATGGAGGACTTCTACCTCACGAGACCCAGCCTTTCAAAGGAGACAGATACACTATTATTTATTATAAACAGAAACGCAGACCAAGAAGTGGAGAGGTCGGCGTGGGTTCTGGAACAGTTGCGAAACCGCTTACACCCCCTAACCCCGAAACACTGGGGGCTATATACGCTTAGACACCGCACATCCGAGGAATACCCGAGCCAGTCTTCTTAGACTTCGCCCTACTGTAGTCATACTCCATCTTCTTCTTCTTATATTCTTTGACCTCCTTCTCACGCCTCTTGAAGAGTATCTCTACCTCCTTCCGTATCTCACTCGCCTTCGCACGACCCTCTGGGATTTCTGGAGAACTCATTGAATACTGGAGAGTGTTATTCAAGTGCCAGAGAGCCACCTTCTTCTCAGTAGGAGACAGACTGTCAAAGTAGGTTGTCTCGTCCTCATCATCAAACTTACCCAAGGCATCCCCAGCATTAGCCTCCGTGTATTCTCCCTTCTTCGGCATAGCCTTTGGCTCAACTGGCTTCTCCAACTTACCACGCTCTTCTGGAGTCTCGTCTGGTTGTAGGTCATATACCCCCTCAGACACAGAAGCCAGAGGACATATATACTCCACGCCATTAACAGTTGTAAGGTAGTCATACTTCCTCGCCTCCAGAGCCTTCGCCTCTCTGTTAAGAATACGAGCAGTCCCTATGCTATACTTACGGTCTCTATCTGGCTCTTCGCCCTTGTGAGGTGTATTGAGCCAGTAGTTCAACTGGCGACCAATGTTAATAGCCTCATTATGCTCGTATAACTCACGAGGATAAAACACTCTACAATCTGGCTTAATATATCTCGGAAATCTCCCAGAGTTGCCCTCATTGATATTGTGTATCCTCTCATAAGGAGTCTCCTCCGGTTTAGGAAAGGAGGACGATGGAACATATAGTGGAATGTTATTGCTACTAACAACCCACACCTTCTTAGTAAAGGTCTTACCATCTTCCCACATACTACCGATTACAAGTGTCTTACCCACCTTGACCTCGTCGCCCTTAGCATCCTTGACTTCCAGTTGCTTCTCCCAAGTCTGCCAGTGAGTAGCCTCTCCGTATTTGTGAGGATATTCTCCATTCACCAACTTCTCCACAGTAGGGTCAATACCAGTAGCCCATTTCTTACCATCGGCCAACGCCTTATTCTTATGATACATAACCCATTCGCCACCCCCTCTATGTCTGAGTTGCTCCCCATCAACTATCTTGTAGTCTTCTCTATCACCGCCAATCTCATCCATAAACTTCTTGTAGGCATCCAGATACTTCTCTGCTTGGATGCCCTTAAAGGCGTTCAATATAGTCTGACGAGGCCTATCCTTCTTAGCCTTCAATAAAGATGACAACTTCTCCTTTATAGCAATATACGCTGGATTGGATAAAGTCTTATTTTGCTTCTCTTCCTCCTCTAATATCTTGTCGGCATCATTACGAGCCTTCTTATATAACGGACTGACCGTTGATGGAGAGAAGCCCCTACCGATTTCATTGTCCTTGAGATGCTTAATAGCCGAGGCGAGTTTAGCCTTAGGATTATTCAGAGCAAACAAAAATAGACTCATATCACGCTCATCCTTCTCTGCGTAGTCTTCATAATCATTACGAGTTAGGTTATTTGTTTTTAACTCTTCCTCAGTCCATTCTATCTTCTTAGGAGGCTCTGGTGTAGAAACTATCTCATTCTTCGGAGCATTACGCTCATCGTGGAGAACCTCACCCGTATCCGCATCTACGAACTGCTTGGGCTTCTTCTTCGGCTTAGGAGCGGTGTCAGCGGGGGTTGCCTCTTCCGCTGATTTTTCTTTGGGCTTGACCTCAAGGCCTACTGGAGGCTCAGTCGCCAACGCAACATTACCAAAGTGTTCTAAGAGTTCTGCTGGAGTTTCAACTCTGGCTGGTTCTTCCCTCTTCTCCTCTACGGCCTCCCGAGCCTCTTGGACTTGCTCTTGGACTGCTTGGTTCTGAGGTTGCTCTTGAGCCAACTTCTTAGCCAACTTAGCAAGACGCTTAGCCATCATTGTAAGACGAGCCTCTTTCTGCTTCTGACTCTCCTTAGCAGTATTACCCTTCGTAAAAGGAACTACTCCATCCTTGAAATACTTCTGGATAAATGGACTTGCTCCATAGTCAGCCTCTCCTTCGCCCCCTTGGTCTGCGTTCGCAAGTTTCTTATAGTCAAACGCTTTCCACTGAGACATAGTTGAGTCCTTATGAGCCGGAGATGTCGGCTTTCTATACTGACCGGAGTGCTTCTTCTTATTCTCAGCCATCATCCGCTGGATAAACCCAGAAGCCTTTGATACTCCGGCAAGACCACCAGATAGTTTCTTCTTCTTCAACGAAGGTTTCATCATCATCGCATTCTTGAGTTTCGTCTTCATTGATGGAGGAACGGCTGGATTGTTATAGAACCCTTGGAGTATCTTCATATCCATATGAGCCAGAGTCCAAGGAGACTTTGCGTTAATCATACGCTTATCTTCGGCTATACCACCTCCTTCCAAATCGTGAAAGTGTAGGTTCATTCTATAGAAGCCGAAGATTATGTGTGCGGAAATCCTTACACCCGCTTACCCCGGGCATAGGTAGATGAACCGAGTATTCAAACGATTTCGTTGGTCTGATGCGACTAAGTGGGGATGGACTTGTAATAGCAACTGGAGTGGAGTTGGAACATCGTTCAATATATCAATCCCGGTTCAAGAAGACATCGTATTACAAGGTATGGTATATAACCCAAAATGTAAGCAGATTGAAGTTTGGGGACATTACGCTCCCGATAAAAATATACCGTCTATATATAATGACATCCAGAGTCCGGAGGGAACATCTCGCAATGGCCGACAGTCGTGCTATGGAGGAACAGATGGAAAGAGAGAACCCCGTGAATGAGAAGACACTACTGGAAGACCGTTCTCATATGGAACAGACACGCAGACTATCGGGTCAAGGCCACTGTGGAGGGTCTGCGACTCCTTCTATGGGACTATCTATGTATCGTGGAGGTGGAACAAAGAAAGGACAGATGCGTCTAACCGCTCGTAGGGCGTATGAACCTCCTTCCGAGGCTCACGAGATGGGTCGTCATCTTGGATTACATCTACACCAACTCCACGGTGGAGCGTTCCACAAGGAGTTCGCAGAGGGTCTCCACGGTGCGGGTTTCTTTGACTCAATCAAGAGGGGGTTTGAGAACACTTTTGACCCTAACAAGAACGGAGTTTCTAATCTTGCTAATAAGGTCAAGAACGAGTTTGTCAATCCTAACTCAGTTCTGAGACACGACATCGCTCCTAAGGTCGCAAATGAGTTTACTGACCCTAACTCGGTTCTCCGTGGTAAGGTAATCCCCATAGGAGCACAAGTGGCTCAGTATGCTTCTCCCTTTATTGACGCAGTAGTCCCCGGTGCTGGAACGGCAATCAACTACGGATTTAAGGCAGCCAACTACGCCAACAAGGGTGCTAAGATGCTTGGATACGGCGACGAGCAGATGAGGGCTAAGCAGATGCTCGGTCAGAACAAGAAGGGTCGTGCGAGAAACAATGGTCCGCCACTACTCTCCGGCAATGTGAATGGTAATGTATCTGGAGGTATGGTTCATCCAAGAACTGGAAGGAAGATGCCTTCTCCGATGACATCCAGTAATCCCCTACGACTCAAGGGCGGTCAAGTCCGTCGTATGGTAGGCTCTGGAACGGGTGCTGGTATGTTAGAAGAGCCTATGCCTATGCCCGGCAACAACCTCAATCTGTCTGGAGGGGCTGATACGGGAGCGTATGAAGGCCAAGGCAAGGGTCGTTCTGCTCGTGCGTCCATCGTCAAGCGGGTTATGGCTGAGAAAGGCCTCAAAATGATTGAAGCCTCCAAATATGTCAAGGCTCACAATCTATATTAGATATTCGTAGCATTTTTAAAATGTTTAGAATATATATAGGATGTCTGGATACGGCACGGCCAAGTTTGAGACAAACGCACTTAACTTAGGGTTTCCTACTGCGTTTGCGAAAGACTATGCGAGATTTGGCTCACCCGAGATGTTTGCTCCCGAGCGACCTATCTCGGGTCTTGACAACACTGTCGGTAATGACTTCCAAGCACAATGGCACGAACAGAAAAAGAGAGATGCGGACTATATGGCGAATGCTAAAGTGCGTTCAACTCACAATATGAACGCTCGTGCTTTCTCGTCCCCCCACGGATACTACAACCTACCTCCACCCGTGTTAGGTCAGAGACGCTTTGCGAACGCCTCTATGGGTTCTATATATAGTCATTCAACGAGAGACGACCAGCCTTCTAACAACGCTCCTTTCCACCTACGGGAGGACTCTCATTCATCCTTTCCTTCTGTCCCAAGAGCCAAAGTAACGGAGGAACTCATTGGAGGTGTTCTACGCACTTCCGCCGGTCAGAGACACGGTAAGAAGGCTCTGGATGAGCGTATCGGGCAACTCAACGCTATTAATGAGGCCAAGATGACCTTTCTGTCAGATGGTAATAGCGGTAGGTCAAATACAATCACTCCTTTTGCGGGAGCACAAGGCACTCTGGATACGGCTCTTACATCCGCTCCTCTCGTAGAACTCGCCAATCTCTTACAGTCTATCAAGAACTCTCTTTCAGCAACTGGAGGCCGTGATGTGTCCTTCCGTGAGGTTCTACAAGACTCTACGAAGGCCTTTGCCCTTATGGTTCGGATGGCCGTTAATAACACGGCTTCGGATATTGCGAATGTGCTTGAGTTTATTGAAGGCACTTCGGCTGGAGACGGTATAGGTCAGATGCTGGAGTATCAGCAAGAGCAAATGGAAGGAGGAGTAGATGGTGATGATGATGTATTCTATGTGGCTCGTCTAACTCAGCAGATAGAGTGGTGGGGCAACTGTGTAAGATACTTGAAGAAGATGATTGAGGTCTCTGAACTTCCTCCTCAAGCCAGACTTCAGACTTCTAACGCCCTTATCAAGTCTCTCGGGTTCGCTAAACTCGTTAGAAACTCAGAGCAGACCTACAAGACTGGCGTTGTCCGTGATGATGACTTCATTGACTCAACTGGGTATGTGAATAACCCTCAGAACTTACAGAGGGCACAAGACCTACAAGCAAGGGCTGGACGCTCTGGTGCTTTCATCAATCCGGGTCCGAGACTACCGGGAAGCCGGAGACCAGATAATCCCTACGCCTCTGTATTCGCTCCAAGACCTCCAAGAGGCCGTGATTATGACTCAGAGACCTTCTCCACACAAGCACCCCGTCGTGAGGATACTCAGCACGGCTACTTTGGAGAAGGTGGGGCGAGGTTCTCAGCCTCAGCACAAGAACCCTACGCCTATGGCTCTGGAGAGTTCCTTGACCGTTCTGGAGGCCGTCCTCGTGCTTGGGCTGGAGAGGAGGCTCTCGCAGAGTATGGTGAAGCACCTCCGGATGAAGATGCTATTATAGAAGCACGGCAACAAGCGGGGTTGGAGGGGGTTGAGGATGGCGATGAAGATTTGGGAGACGGAGAGGATGCGGAAGGTGCTTTCCCCGCACCTCCTCCAGCACTCGCCTTAGCATCTCGTAGAGACCCAGAGACTGGTGAGTATAATGTGGTTGCTCCACCCCGTCCCGGAGCGAGTTCCGCTTCATCCGCTCCTCGTGGAAGAGCAGAGCCAAAGCCTTACAAGGAGTCTGATGTTCCTCGCACTATCCCAGAACTAAGACAGTTTATTCAGATGCTACACGACAGACACGGATATAATCAAGCCATATACAAGAAGGCTGGAGCAGACCCTAAACCTCGCTCAGTTCGTGTGAATACAATCGCTAAAATGAAAAGTGCTGGTCTATTATAGATATGAGTTCCATACTCAAACAGAAGAAATACCCTTCTCAGTATCCAGAGGATGCCGTGAAGGTTCTTAATGCTATGTCATTTAGTAAAGGGGCTTCTATAAGAATAGTAGGCTCTCAAGCACTTCAATCCCAGCAATACGCCGGTGATTATGATGCCTACGAAGTTGTCTCCGTGAAAGGCGATAAAGCGTCGGCTCTCAATGAACTCGCAGAAGGCTTCAAAGACATTATCCGTAGCCTCAAAGCACTAAAGAATGTATATATTGGAGATATTAAATCGGGAGTTATTGAAGATTGGAAAATCGTCGGACTTCGGAAGCCTACAACAAAAGTTGAAAGCCTACGCAAGGCAAATATAATATCAGACCGGGAAGCCTTACACGCCCTTACCCTTCTCAAAGGCTCTAAACTCAAGGCCAAGCAAGAACTCAAGTTTCATATAATCCGTTGGACTCCAGAAGAAATCCTCAAAGGTTCTAAGACCCTCAGAGATGGACGCACTTACACCCTACAAGAAGCCTTCTCATCCCCTACCATTACTAAGTTGGATGTTATAGCCTTAGTGGATAGGCGTTATACAGAGTTCTCTATTATCTATGAGTTCCGTCTTGGCTCTACCATTCTCAATGAGGATGTAATAGACCCAGAGAAATCACTCAAGGAGTCAATCAAGGCCTACCAAGAGGAGGGTAATCAGTTCAAGGTCATCAAACGAAAGTTCTCATTAGCCAAACTCAAAAACAATAAATCAGCACTCAAGAAGTTTAGCACTATCCTAAACTCAGAGACTGGAAAACTATATACCCTATATTCAGATGTTAAGACTCTGGCAGACCTTATGGAAGACCACACCTTACCAGAACACAACCTCCGACAAGCCTTCAACGACTTCTCCGAGCGACTCAGAAGTATCTACGCCAATGACATCCACCTCAAGGATAAAAAGGACTTACTCCTTCAACTACGCTCCACCAAGAACCTCAGAGAGATTGAGAAACAACTCTTCAATCATCTCCAACAAGCCACCGAACTCAGAGGCGGATACTCTCCGATAGACCACTGAAAAGTAGGTAGTATCATATACGATTTTAATAAGTGTTTCTAACATTTTGTAAAATCTCCGGGTTAGGGTAGAATGCCGAGTCTGTCCTTTGATAAAGTCAAGGGTGCTAAGCCTATCGCCATTGTGAAGGGCGGAGAGTATGATGGCCGAGTTCTCTATATCCACGAAGACGGACATAAGGGAACGAAGCCGAAGTTGGAAATCAATCCGAACAACTACGCAACCGAACTCAGAGACCTCAAGCCCCAAGAGAGAACCAAACTCGTCGCCCGGCTACAAGAGGCTCACGCAAAAGGACTTGCCTCCGACCAACTCATCGGTGAAAGCACTCTTGGAAGACAACTCTACGACCGTATTATCGCAGACTCTGCGAAGACTACGAAGATTGATATTCCGGACGACGGTCAGTTTCAGTTAGTTCCGTCTCCAGACCCAGAACGCCGTGAGGTATTCTATATTGCTGGAGCGTCTGGCTCTGGTAAGTCGTATATAGCAAAAGGCATAGCCGAATGTTATAAAAAACTGTTCCCAGACCGAGAAATCTATCTAATCTCTAAACTCCAAGAGGACGCTACATTAGACCAAGTCAAAGACCTCAAGCGTATCAGCATCAAGACACTTATTGATGACTATCCTACTCTGGAAGAGTTTGAGGACTGCCTTGTCATCTTTGACGACTACGATACATTCACCGGCGATGCTGAGAAAGTTATACACAAGTTAATAGATGACCTCGCCACTATGGGTCGCCATACTCGGACTACTATGTTGTGCTTGTCCCACTACCTTACAAACTACAAGAAGACCCGTCTCCTCCTCAACGAAGCAACCCATATTATCGTATATCCAATGGCGACCTCATTCCACGCCCTCGGCTACTTGCTAAAAACTCATGTAGGTATGACAAAGGATGATGTGAGAGACCTCAAGAAGTTAGGGCGGTGGGTTTGCGTCTATAAGAACTACCCCCAGTGGCTTCTCTCCACTCAACACGCCAGAGTTCTCAACGGGTAGAGCCTTCTTCTTCCTTGGCTTCTTAGTCCCGGTATGCTTCGTTAGACACTTATCACAAAGATACAAGTCTGTTCCATCCCTATCTGTCGGGTCTGCCCCCCACCATTGTAAGAGATTAGATGTGTCATCGCATCTCCTACAAAGCACTAACTTACAATGACTACATTGAGAACCATCATAATCACTTAGCGTCGTTTTGGACTTACACTTACCACACTCCATATATATAATAGACTGTAATAATCTTTATGTATCCGATACGGGGTTGCGGGGTAAGGGCGGGTAAGCAAAATCTCTGATGTTTCCTCCCAGACCCCCAAAGAGAGAAGAGGTGTAAGTGGAAACCCCAACCCCGTAGCCCCTATAGAAGTTATGGAATACTTGGCGGAAACTCTTACACCCGCTTACCCCGAAAAGGTTGCCTCCAAAGTAGTAAGCATTCTCTCCAACTTTTCTATAACTTGGTCTAATAGTTCTGTGAGTTCTTGGTTCTTGGAGAGTTCCCAGCATATCTTCAACATAGTATGTAAGCCTTCCAGTTGTTCTATGAGTTTGTCTGGATTAATCCTCGGCATCTATTATAATGGAGACATACTTGGCCTCGGCTGGAGTTTCAACTGGTTCTATAGCAATATTATTCATAGCCTACAAAGTGTGGAGTGCTATTAGAGGTCATCGTCTGATAAGTGATTGTTGTGGGAAGGTCTATGAGGTTGGAGTAGATGTTCGTGATATGCCTCCAACTCCCCCAGTCCCCGGAGAAACTCAAACTCATCAGATTTCTTCGCCTCCAGAGGAAGTGTCTTCGCAAAGTCTGACCGTATCCGCTCCAAAAGAGCCAGAGCGTCCTCCGGATTTAAGAAAAGCATCATCTGTCCGTAGGCATCTGCCCCAGCGAGGCTTGGCGGTAGTGTCCGCTCCCGTATCACTTGCTCCATCCACCGCTGAGTCCAAGCCGTCTGATGTTGAGTTGGCGGATGGTTCAGTATCTTCCTTGCCTCCGATTTTGTTAGGGTAAGTTTTTCTGGTTTGAACTTAGGAAGCACCTTTTCTTTGACTTCCTTAGGAGGTTTCTCAGCCTTTGGTTGCTTCTTCTTTAGCGGATTGCCCCACTCACTCATTCTATCTATACACTATATATAGAATGTCTAAACAAGGCTTAGGACGCATTAAGGATACTCCTTTGTCAGATAGTGATATAAGACGCATCCTCGGTAAAGATATTAAGATTATTACATACCCGGACTTGGCTAATATGAGTTCTATTGATGAGTGCTTTGATAGTAAGGGGCGTTGTATTATGTTATATCTGACTCAAAGTGAGACATCGGGTCATTGGATATGTATGCTGAGGAAGAAGGACGGGATTGAGTATTTTGACCCCTATGGAGAACCTCCGGAGAAGGCACTCCAGAATGTTCCGCAAGATGAGAAGGAAGCCTACGGAGAAGCAGAGCCTTACCTCACGAACTTACTCAAGGCTTCCGGTCAGAAGGTCATCTACAACCAGTATCCTTTCCAGAAGGACAAGGAGAATGTCAATACTTGTGGTAGGCACTCTGTAGTTCGGTGTTTGTATGCCCCGGATACGCTTACAAAATACAAGGCGGTTATGGACGCAAGTGGTATGTCTCCCGATGACTTTGTATCGGCACTAACCGCACCAAAGATAGGAAGGTAAATAATATTCCTCGTGAGTATATAGAATGATGGCTCGGTTTAGTCAGAACAGTAGTGTAGAAGCAATCGGCGACTCAAGAGACCCCGATATTCTCTACTATAACGCAACTATCGTCAATAACACGACTGACGACACGAAGAACGGCCAAGCAAGACTTGACCCTCCTATCCGGTTCAACGAGACCCGTGATACGCCCCTTATCCGTGATGCGAGTAGATATCAGTTTTCTATTATTCGTTTCGTGATGAATGGAGGCAATAAGGACTTACCTCTCTTCATTCCTCAGATACAGTCTGCTACGGGTCAGACAGACCCTAATCTAACAGAGTATGGTGTGGGTATTACGGCAAATCTCAGCCAGATAGGCACGACCCCTACGAACTGGGCTTGTGCTCCTCCGCTTACTTATGTAATCTACCAGCCAGAGACAGTCAATCCTATTTTAGCCCCAGTCCCTCTCCCTCCAGCGTCTCCTAACTATGTAGGTGTATTCAACCCGGCTAATCTGTATATCCCCGGTAATATTGTGTATTACACTCCCGATGATACATACTACTCTTACAATGGTCCGATATTCAACAAGGCAGTTCCTCCAGTTCAGTTAAATCCGGTGATTACTGTTCCTCCGACACCAGCCCCTACGAACACCCTATACTGGACTCCAACCTCAGCCGAACTCGGTCGCCCTCAGAACTTATCCACGAAGTATTACTGGGTCTATACTTACGACTGGTGGCTGACCCTTGTAAATGAGGCTCTTGACAATGCGAACTTAGCCGTCTATCAGACTTACTCAAATCTTGCTCCTTTCGTTGGAGTCAATCCCGCTCCGGCTGGTGCTACGGCGTATGCGACCTTTGCTCTCTGGAAGGAGGTATATCCTTCTCCGCAGATGGTCTATGACCCTCAGTCCTTACTGTTCTCTATCTACTTCCCGACAGTATATGACAGTTATTCATCTGGAACGCCTCCCTCATTCCAGTTATACTTCAATGTGAATATGGAGGGTCTCTTCTCTAACTTCCCTAATAACTACTATAACGATGGCGTAGGTATTCCATTCCCGTATCCTCCTACGACACCCGTCATCGTCCCAGATGGATATGCGAACGCCATCCTTGCGTATCCCATTGGAGGCAGTCTATTAGGTCTTAATGTGATTACGAATGCTTCTCTACCAGTTCCTAATGTAGCCCCGGCGTATGTTGGAAACTGGCTGAAGATGACACAGAACCTCCTATCCACAAGCACCCTCTGGTCTCCGATTGACTCCATTGTATTTACCTCAGCCTTACTCCCGGTTCAGAACGAGGCTACTGCTCCTCCAAATGTCCTCGGCTCTAAGAACACTGGTATATCGGCGGCGACGAGTAAGTCAGCCTTCACACCTACGATTACGGATGTGGCTCTGGATTTGTCAGCAGACCCAGCCGGTTATAGAAAGATGATTTACTACGCCCCTTCGGCAGAGTATAGAATGTGCGACTTCCAGAACTCTAAGTTTGACATCCGCAATATTGATGTTCAAGTCTTCTGGAGAAATCGTCTGGATAATCAACTCTACCCGGTCTCTATGTTTAATCTCTCCAGCGTTTCCATTAAGATTATGTTTCGCAAGAAGGAGTATTCCGCTAAGTCTGAGCGTGGTTCATACTAGTCGCCCTCCCTCAACAACTCAAAAACGAGCAACATTGTCGCCCGTTTTTTATTTGTCCCGGTATAATATAAGATGAGTGCCGACATCCAGAAGGAAGCCGTGTTTGACGACCGCATCGTTCAGAGCCGTCCCCGCTACGCCGTTGAGAAAGGTGCTCTATCCCTTACTAACGCTCCTTTTAACGCAATCGCTGCGACTGCCTCACAGATGACCTTTAATGTGTATGTTCCTTCTGAGAATGTGTTCGTTGATAGGGCTTTGCGTTGGTCTGCGACTGGGCGTTTCCAGATGACAGTTACTTCTCCGGCCTCCGGCACAACTGCGGGAGACCCCATCGTAATCCCCGGTCTTGACTTTGCGTGTTCGTCATTTCCCCTCAACTACCTCTGTCAGACGATGACGGCCACCATTAACGACACTACGGCCGTGATTAACTCCCAAGATGTTCTGCTTGAGGTGCTTCGCCTAACTGACTACAAGAAGAACTTGCTCCAGAGAACTTGCCCTACAATGCTGGATAAGTATCAGTCCAACTACCTTGCGACTGGTTCAGTGAATAACCCTCTCAGTGGCTATGCGGATGCGGTGAATGACGATGTGGTAGGCAACGGCTCTTTCCTCGGCTTCAACTTCACGGACAACACCGGCTCAGTCCTTGTAGGCACTGCGTCTCCGGCTTACGCTGGTGCTTCGTTTGATATGGCGAACGGTGTCCCCACTTGGCCTTCAACTACGACAACGGCTCAGACGGTGGTTCTCTACTTCGCCATCACAAGCACGGAGAAACTGGTTCTTTCTCCCTTCGTGTTTGCGGACGACTGTGAGTCCGACACGGGTCTCTTCGGCATCAATAACATCCAGTTAGTGATGAACTTCAAATCCACGGGTCAGAGTGGCTCTCTCCGTGTTCTCAAGACGCTCGGCGACCAAGGCACGAACAATGTAATCAGTAGTGTAGTCTTCAACTCTGGTGCGTCTGGTGGTGTCTGGGCTAATCCCGCACTGAATGTTCAGTTCCTCACTCCTTCTCTGGATGTGCCTCTCCCTCCCAAGAGCGTTGTGCCTTATATGGAGTTCCCTCGTTATATTACACAGTCTCAGAACGGCTCTATCAACGGCTACGGCAGTCCCAACGGCTTCGTCCAGCAACTCCAGTCTCAGACAATCACTCTTCCCCAGATTCCCGACCTACTGATAATCTATGTGAAGGCTACACAGTCCGGCACTGCTCCCGACCCTACTGACCCTTCCTTCTGCGATGCCTACCTCCCTATTGCGTCTCAGTTCAACTCTTCAGTGAAGAACCCTCTCTCCATCAACTTTGACAACTTCTCTGGTCTGCTCTCTTCCCACACTACGGAGGAACTCTACCAGATGTCCGTCAGCAACGGCCTTGAGATGGACTGGAATCAGTGGAGCGGTCTTGCTCGTAGTCAAGCCGGTATTCCCGCATCTACGGCGAGTGCTACAACTTACCCCGCCTATGCGAGTGGTGCTTGGAGACCCCTCACGGGTGGCTTCCTTGTCCTCAAGCCCTCTAAGGACATTACGCTCCAGTCCGGCCAAGCCCCTTCCCTTGTCGGCAACTTCACTCTCCAGTTCAACTTACAAGTGGTTAATACTTACCCCTTTGCGGTTCAGCCTACTCTGTATGTCATCACGGCGAACAGTGGCTTCTTTGAGTCCATCCGTGGCTCATCCCGTATCATCAAGGGCGTTCTCTCCGAGCAAGACATCATCTCCGCTCCCGTGGCCTCTGCTCAGACACACGAGGGTCTCCGCCGTCTTGTTGGAGGCAAAATCTCCTTCGGCTCTCTTGCGAATGTGTATCACAAGGCCAAGGAGATTTATGAGAAGACAAAGCCCGTTGTGTCGGCAATCAAGAATGCCCTCCCGAGCGAGGGGTATGCGGGTAAGGCCAAGGGTGCTTTGGGTGCGGTAGGCTACGGCACGGGTGCTGGTAAGAAGGGTCTCTCCGCTCGTCTAATGTAAGAAGCGTGTAAGCGGGTGTAAGCGTTTCCGATGAAATATCTAATCTTTGTGCTTAGTAAGGACAGAGGTAAGATAAAATAAAACACAACAGTATATAGAATGTCCGGCGTAACTGACCTCAAGACGGCAACTGGTAATGCTATGACTGGAGAGATTACCTTAACAACGACACAACCGGCTCTCCTCGGTATTAGTAATACTCCGGGTGCTCCTTACACGATAAACTTTGCTCCAGTTGCTGGAGGAACTAATACAGTTGCTGGTAAGAATGGAGATGTCGTATTTACTGCTCCCGACGGGTGTCTGAGTTTCACTCCAGATGCTATAAGTTCAGCAGTTAAGTTTAATGCTTACAACTCTACCTCTAACACATCTGGTCTTGTTGCTAATAACATAAGTGGGTCTCTTGCTTGGGCTGGTGGTGGTGGTCCTCCAGCAGTATCAACAGTAGCCTATGCGGTTGGTGCGGTCGTCATATATTCCGGTTCAACCTATGTGTGCTTAGTCGCTCAGCCCATAGGCTCTGCTCTCCCCGTAAATGGAGCGAACTGGCAGAGCATCGGTGGAGGAGGTGTTGGTGGAGGCAACTGGTCTTATAAAGGTGCTTGGGTTGCCTCAAACGCATATGTAGTAAATGATGTAGTAGTAAATCCTACTGGGAGTGATGCCTCTTTTGTTATGTCTATAGCGTCAAGTAATATACCAGCATCAAGTAATGCTCCTTGGACTACTGCGGGGCAGTCGGCGGGTTGGCAGACAATCGCCAATGATGCTATTGTAGGATATAATCAAGGAACGAGTGCGACTGACCCTAACTACACGACCATATTGGCTATGGAGGCTATAACTGGTTCTCCTCCACCAGCAAATCCGGGGAGTAATGGGGACTACATCTGGGCTGTTATAAATAACGATGGAGACCTATACGGCGATTTCTGTGCGGGTAGGTTTGTAGTAGCGGGTATTAACAGTGGATTAACCCCCACTGGAAGTAATACTCTCCCTTTCATTACTACAACGGGGACTGGTTCAAATATCCAGATGTCCGTCAATGGTGGAGGAGGCCAACCCGTCAATATTGTAGGTGGTCTAACTGTAAATGGTGTTCCAGTGGCTACTGGAGGCAACTGGTCTTGGAGAGGTGCGTTTAACACAACGGTCGCAACGGCCTACGCCCTCAACGATGTAGTGTTTGACAGTGTCAATGCGACTCAGACTTACATCTGTATTCTCGGCTATACAACGACTGTTCCTACACCTACTGCCCCTTCGGCTAATGCTACGAACTGGCTACTCTTCGCTACACAAGGGGGGGCTGGTGGGGCTTCCATTACAAATGGAGGTTCTACACTTGCTATTGACGCAACTGGCGGTCTAACATTCACAACTCCTAACACGGCTAATAACACTAATGTTGTTAATATTTCTACTGTAGTTCCTACGACTACACCGGGTGTGGATGCTGGTGAGATAAGCATAACAAGCGGTGCTAATACAACTCTTTCAAGTGCGTTAAACACTACTATTGAGTCAATCGGAGCAACGGGTCAAGTAACCTTAACTGCTCCCGGTAAAGTCAATCTTATAAGTGCCGGTAGTATTAATGCTGGTAGTTCAGTGGCTCAGTATTCTGACGGTAAAGTCTTGTTTAACACGGATGCTTGGAACGACCAAGCGGGTTATTTACCGGGTTCAGTAGTTCAAGTATCCGGTGTTTCGTATGTAGCCCTCAACGATATAGCCCCGAATGCGGTTTCACCCTATAACCCCACACCGTCTGCTACTCCGGTTGATTGGCTTCCTCTCGGCGGAAATGCTGGTGGAGGTATTACTGGTATTACGATTAATGGAGGCACTGCGTATCCTACATCTGGTAATACGATTAACTTCCAGCCCGGTAATGGTATTGTTATGTCTAACACGGGTTCTAACATCATTGCTATATCAGCATCTCCTCAAGGAAGCGGAGCGTATCTAACGAGTAATGCTAATACTTGGGAATGGCTCGGCTCTAACACTTATACTGCTACAGAAGGCGTTGTTTCTTACCAAGGCGGATTGTATGCGAATATTCTTGCTCCGTCAAGTAATGTCCCTCCTTTTGGGGCTTCTAACTCTACGACACTGTGGGCTGGATTAGCACCCTCTCTATCTATAGGGCTTTCTAACATATCTCCTCTTCAGCCTTCGGCATCTAACGCATATACATATAGTCTCATCCAAGGCTCTAATAGTAATATATCAATCACAAGCCCCGCTACGGGTCAGATTGCTCTAAATGCTGATATCGGGTTTTCGTATCCCGGTGGAACTGGTCCTATAGTCGGTCCAGCGGGTCTCTTCTCTTTTCAGTCATCCGCAAGTAATATAACTATTACAAGTCCCTCTGCTGGTGTAATAGACCTCAATGTGGATGCTCCCGCTATGAACTATGGAAATATATGGACGGCTACTGGAGTATATCAGATTGACGATGTTGTCTTGTGGGGTGGCTTCAACTGGATTGTTTTAGTGGCTACGACTGCGGGTCAGAGTCCTTTCACAACACCGGCATCTTTCCGTGAGATAGGAGCAGTCCCAACTGGCTTAGCATCCGTCCAGCCTCCCAATATGGTTGCTGGAGTAATACCTCAGAATGTTAATGCTGGAGTATCTGCCGTGGATGCTTGGGCTACTGCTAATACCTATATGAAGGGCAATACTGTATGCTCCGATATTACTGGTGGTATGTTCCAAAGCACTACAAATCAGAACACGAGTAATGACCCCGCTCTGGATACTACGGGTGCGAACTGGGCGTATGCTGGAGTAGCCCCACAACTCCAGAACAACCTTATAGCATACGGGAGTAATGCTACGGGAGTATTAACTGGTAATATAGCAACGCCCAGTGGCGGTAAGGCGGATATGTATGATTTCTTACAAGTAATGACGGCACTTACACCCTCATCTGGTAATAAGGGTGGATGTCATATGACCTATAATGGAACTGGAACTATTAGTTATACTGGTGGCTCTAATGCTGAGTCTTTAGTTGGAGTCCAACTTTTTGACAGTGGAACATCCAATGTAGTATCCTTTTCAGCACCTTACATTTTCCCAACACCCTATCCTATTGGAAACTCTGGAGGAGGGTCAGCAACCTTCCCGATTAATGCGAGTATCATAACCCCGGTCAATAGCAACGCAACGCAGACCTACTCATTAGCAATCATATACGGCACGACTCAATCTCCTAGTGGAGGGCTAAACGGTGTTTCATCATCTCTCACCGGTTCTGCCTCGTATTTATTCAGTAGCCAGACATCCAACTTATCTCTTTAGTGCGTTTTTTTTGTAAGGCTTTAATATAGAATGTCCGTAGCCAATCTCAACACGAA